TATCACCAAACTCCGTTTTAAGAGCTTTCACCGTTTCATAATAGTCATCCGCAGTAACACCTAATTTAGCATAGTTTTTGTATATACTATGCACTTGATGATTTAGTTCTTCGGTTTGATTTTTTGTTAGGCCAGTTTCTTCTCTGAATTTCTTAGCTGCAGATTGCATTTGTGAAAATTCATGAATAGCCGCTGCTAATAATCCGCCTAAAATAACAATTGGACCCAATCCATTGATTATTCCTTTTGCCAAATCGCCTATACCCGTTACAATACTTTGAATTCCTTCTGGCAAACTCGCAACTATTCCACTCATTTGCTGTTTTAACTCAACAATTCTTTCTTGTTGTTTAGTTAATTTCTCATTTACCGCAAATACTTGTTCTGCAATTTTTCTATCTTCTTCACTTAATCCTACGATTGAAGTTTCAAATTCCATTCTCCTTCTCGCAGCTTCACTCATTCCAAATAAATCTTGTGATTCACTTACTAATGATTCTGCAGAATCTATTTGTGATTGTCTTATTTGTTCTAAAACAGTTCTTCTTGCCTGTAAATTTTTTCTTTCATCATCTGATGCATTTACTTCTGCTTTTTTTAATTCAAGTATTTTGGCTGTAATACCCGCAAATGCACTACTATTTTTGGTTGAGGATGTAAGAACTTTTTTTACATCGTTACCTAATTTTGTAAAAGAGGTTTGAAACCCTTCTACCATATCTAGATATTCTTCCTGTCTTTCTCCTGCTTGCTCCCAAAACTTTACATAATCTTTTGCCTTATCTTCAATATCATCAAACGCTTCTAATTTATCTTCTAAAGTTTTTAAATTTTCTTCGTCCTGTTCATTTCTTTTTTTAAGACGCTTGATTTCCTCTTGCCCAGCAACAGCCATTCTCTTATTTCGTTCCTCAATTCTTTGTTGAATCAGGTCTTGCTCTTTTAAGAGATTTTTTTGAGCTTCTAATTCTTCAGATGATAAATTTCTAACGTCTGCCATTTATCTTACAACTTTATTTTATGATTCCAGCTTTTTGCAAATATTGATAAATGTCTGGATTTCTTTTTTTAACTTTTTCTAAATAATCTTCTGCCTGAGCATTAATATCATCAATTTCATCCTGTAATTTACTTAATACAGGATCATTATCTATTACTTGTTGGAGTTTTTGTGGTGCTTTCTTACTCGTAAACAATCCCCAAAATTCCATTATGTTACTTTCTGATATTTTGTATTTCTTTGCCATTTTATATTATTTACACTTATTCAAACTATAAATATCTATAAAAAGAAAAAGTTAGGATTATCGTTTAATCCTAACTTTACTAGCATTTGAAGACCTTTGTGCTTTTTTATTCTCTTCAGCTTCTCTTTTTTTAGTTTCTATCAATTTATTATAATAAAACATTCTCAAATATGTTGGCATTTTATATAGTTCCATCATTGTAAAACCATTACTATATTCAACCATCTCAAAGATTTGAGTGTGTAAATTATAACTATGATTCTTCGGAAGGCCAAAAAAAGTTCACGCCCATCACAATGGGCGCTACCTCCGTTTCTCCATCATCATGAACATACTCATAAGTCATATTCATATCTGGAGAGATTTTTTTAACATATTCTCTAAATGCTCTGCTATCTCTAGCTAAAAATTCGTTATTGATAAATTTATTAATCTTACCTAATTCAGTATTACCATCTACACTCTTAATCATATATCTTAATCTAGTAGTGATTTCAAAAGAACCATCTTTATTTAATTTTTCTAAAGCCTGTATATCTTTATCAATCAACTTCTCATCACCATGTGTAAGAAGTTTAAATGTAATCTTTTTACCATTTGAAGGTAGAGTAAATTCAAATTCATTTTTATGTTCAAATAATGAAAAATCTACATCTTTTGTTTTTAGTTTTGATAAGTCTACATCAAATTCTATATTCTTACCAAGTTTTGCGGAAAAGAATGATGCTTTGTACTCTGCACCATATCCCAATACTCTTGTAGCCAATACAATTGCGTTCTTATCTCCCAATAAAATATCATCAATATTAATATTATCAACAATAATTGATTCAAAAAGTTTATCTAATACAATCCCTTTTCTAATAAGATTTGCAGATGAAAGAATATCTTCTTCTTTTGCCGTCATATATTTTATTGTTATACGGCCCGAAGATAGAGGATTTTCTTTTGGATATAGTTTTCCTCTTGATGGAAGGTCTAATACTTCCGTTGGAAAATCAAATTGTTTTTCACTCATAACTTTGTTTATTTAGTTTATATATATAAATACATTAAATTAAAAAAATTGAAAATAAAAAAGGGATACTTTTTGGGTATCCCTTTTTTTATATTTGTTTGAATATTAGTATTCAAGTACAGCGTAATCGTAAGTAAGTGTTAATTCAATTGATACTGGCTCATTTGTTGAAGAAAAATCTAATTCACCAAATGATGCTCTTGAAATGAATGCTCCATAAAGAGTCCATTTTTCAATCTTATCACCTACTGGACCTAACAAATAGAAATTAATATTCTTTTTGTAAAATTCACCATATCCATCTCTACCAGTAATAGATTCATGAGATAAACGTACCCACTCCATTACCAATTGTGCCGCTGAAGGAACGATTGGGTCATACAACGTAATTGTTAAATCTTGCCATTCACCTTTACCTTTTAACTTTCTATATGTGTTAATATGTTCAATTTTGATTGTTTCAAATTGAATTTCAGGTCTATTTGCTGTTTTTACCATATACGCTGGGATACCAACTTCTGCAATCTCCATATAATAACGGTTTTGCATTTTTGGTTCGAAGTTCGTAAACGTCATCTGTTGATACGGTAATATTAATTCGTCTGCCATGTTTCTTTCCTTTTAATTTATATTAATAAATATCTATTTAGTTTGTTTTCATATTATGCTCCAAAACTTGCTCCAGTTGGTAGAATGTTGAAATCAATTACGATGAATTCCGCAGTTCTAGCTGGTTGAAGGAAGATTGCTCCTGCTAATATGTTTCTGTCAATCACATCCGGTGTATTATTTGAATCGTCCATTACAACATTGAAAGCGTATAATCCTTGTCTTTGTTGAATTGATTCCAAATAAGGTGTTACGGTATTGATAAATCTAGCTCTAGTATCAGTAGTATTTTGTTCAAACACTAAATAACGAGATGTAGATGCTACGAATTTCTTAATGTTAATTAATAATCTTCTTACATTGATTCTATCCAATGCCGATGCCTTATCTTGCAATGTTTTTTGTCCAAACGCTACAATACCTTGATTTGGGAATTTTGCAATAGGATTTACTTTGTTTTCATAAAGTATATCTCTTTCAGCGTGTGTAAGTATATTTCTTAAACTTTCAGCTCCAAATGCAGTTAATCCACCTCTATTCAAACCCGCTGGTGCGAACCATTCTGCTGCAAATCTATCGTTAGATGCGTAAACAGCTGGCATTATAACCGATGGTGGAGTGATAATTGATTTATTACCAACTCTATTAATTAACCAAGGATAATAAGTACCTACATAGTTTGAATCTACTGAATTAGCCTTTTCAGTTGCTGTTGTGATTGAAGATTGATAATCAGTAAAGTCAGCGATGTAAAAACAATCTTGTCTATCTTCACACATATCAATTACCTTTTGAACTAAATCTGGATGATTTTCATAGTTTAATCCAGGAGTTGATACTAAATTAATATCGTACTCATCTGGATTAGAAAGTGCGTTAATTGCTTTTTGATAACCCACAGATCCAGATTGTGTTAAACCATTACATTTTAATCCTTGATTGTTTGCAGCTCCCCAATCAGCATCTCCTGCTAATGCAACAGGTACAGTTGGGTTTAAACCATCAAATCCACCCTGGAATCCTAAAATAAATTGTCTTTTAACCATATCAGCCGCAACAGAACCTGTCATTTGATAGCTCAATTGAGAATCAAATGCAAATATTACGTTTGAACCAGTTAATGCTCCTTCAGGAATTGGTTTTAAGTATTGATAGTTATCTATGTATTTAGTTGTTGATTCAAAATCAAATCCTGAATAATATCTTGCACTAGTAGTTGTATTAGAAATTGAACCACTTTGGAAAACTACAGCTGGTACCCAAGTTGCTTCTGATACATTGGTTGTTACAATTGGATTTTCGTAAGCCGAATGTCCAAATGGTGCTGCAGATATTGGGAATGAACCCGGAGTAGATACTTCTACTCTTATATTCAATGATTTATTTGAATAATATCCATTTTCAGTAATTTTACCATCATTACCAATTGTATATTCTCTATCACCGATTACTCTAGCAATATATCTTGGAGATGCTGGGTCTAAATTTACATCACCCCAAGATTCAATGATTGATGAATTTTTATCGGTATCATCAAATTTTCTTAATGTTACATTAAAAGTTGCGTAATCAGTTGATGCGTTTTCACCAGCCGCTTTTACATTTGAAATACCAATTTTGAATTTTTTATTATAAACATTACCATGTCCAATTGTATGGAAACGGAAAAGCTCATATCTTAAGTTATTATTGTCTTTTTGAGAAACAACCCAAGGAGTAGTTGCTACACTCGCATCATAAGCAAAATCTTGAGTAGGTAATTGTAATGCGTATATCTTTACACCTTCATCACCACCACCAGCA